TACATAGTAATTGTCCATATAGGCCTCCTTTAAGGGACCGCCTACGTTACAGGACAGATTTTAGAAATGCAAGCTATGTGTTTGGCTGAGCCAAGTACAAGGCAAACGTAGAGCCAGCTGGTAAGAAGTTAGGAAGCGTCTCTTTTAGACGGTATATTGTAGAAACCCTATTTTTGTAGTAGTGGCTTCTTCCCGAGTTAGCGACCCCGCCTTCCCAGAATACATCTTCAAGAGATACATTCTCACCTTCAGCATCTCCATCAAAGTAGTCCAGAGCAAATGCGCTTCTTTCAAATAAAGCCTCATCAATAAGAACTTTATCTCCAGAAGCCGCAGTATCAAGGACAACCTTCATAGAGGCGTAAGCTGCATTTGAAGGGGCGGTCGATGTTACGTACATTCTGTTCCACTGGTCGTAGGCGGTAGTAACAGCGCCAGATTCAGAGCTAATTAATGTTTTACCTAGGTCATACCATGAGATACTCACATGCCCACTGATTGACCCTGAATACGCTCTAAAGAAAATACTTGCAGAGTAAGAGGAAGATGGGTAGTAGATAGGCATGTATTGAGCTGAAGTAGTAAATGACGATACTTCAATTGCTGAACCAGATGAAGTCAGCTCTACAGCGCTTCCTGAGTGGAACACTGTTCCAGACACAGCAAATTCAGCAATATTGGCGTTAGTTACCGTGTAGCTCAGCGTCTTTCCAGTTTTTGAAACTATAGGGAATACTCCGTCAAAAGGCGCCCCTACTGAAACAACTGCTACTGACTCTCCTGCCTCTAAGTGGTGATAATCGTCTAAGGTTAGAGTAACTGTATTAGAGGTCAATGCTGCAGCAGTAACGCCCCATGAATCTGCGCCAGGTTCCGATACCGTTGGTACGGTTGTAGCGGTTCCGCCAGAAAAAGACCAAGGAGTGTAAGGAGCTTCAAAATGAGGATTAACAAGCTCATTGATTCTGTTAGCCTTTAAAGTAATGTGTAAATTTCTAGCCTCATCAAACTCAGTGGCAGAAGAACTAGCCTCAAACTGGCAAGCGTCAACATACAACCTGTAAGACGCCGAAACAGGTACTGCTGTTGCACTTATTTGAGGAACAGCGTAATACGCATTTGCCGGAGCTGTAGATGTCACATACGGTTTAGTAGACAGCCCAAACGTCCCTGTTGCCGCCTCGGCGCTTCCAGACACTGTTGTTATTAAAGAACCAAAACGGTCGTACCAAAGTATACTTGCCTTAATACCACCAACCGCATCATTTCGTGAGGTGCATCTAAAGCTAAACGTGTAAGTTTCTCCCGCAGTAACTGGAATACCTTCATCTATAGGTGAATTTATACCGCACTGAACTGTTATATCTCCGGTTCCACTCCCACTACCTACACCTGTTCTAGATATAGACATAAGCCCGTCTTGCTTATTTGGGTAGTTTACAGGAGAAGTTGGTTCATCCCACGGAAACGGGTTTGGGGTAAGTTTTCCAGAACTAACTTTTCTTTGTGGCAAATCTGCTGCCACCAAAGCATAACTCACAGTAGTTGCAGACACATTGGTTATAATGAGTCCGTAACCGTTAAAAAGAGAAATACATTCCGTTACAGATATCTTGTCACCAACGCTGTAGCCGTGAGAACCAATAGTTAAAGTGGCTACATTTGAAGACAGCGACACATGAGTTACTTCGTGAGTTCCTACCCTAGAGATTTTAGTAGTAGGGTCTGAAGCTGTAGGAACAGTGCACACCCAGTGACCAAGATTTTCTTCAAATGAAGAGTCATTGTAGTCAAGCATTAAGTTGTGACCCACAACTACTCCCTCTACAGCAGCAAGAGATGCTCCAGTTACAGGCGATGAGATTAGGTAGCCAGAAAAAGACTTGATATATTCTTCTAGTCCTTGAAGGCTTCCCTTTTCCTTTTGAAGCTGAATAGCATCTCTAAGAAGAACTCTGGCCTGCTGACCGCCAATTTCAGACTCATACAAGAAACCAAACTGTTGGAGCATAAGTGGCAAAAGTTTTACATTTACTTTTTGCACGTCGTATCTATTAATTAAAAGGCTGGTTTCTGTCTGAGCATAGTCAAGCCAAAAACCAAAAAGGTTTAAGAACTTCTTTAGTTGAGCATTTTCTTCAGTTACGCTATAAGAGGTTACAGTGCCTAACTTATATACATCCGGAAGGTGTGACCAGAGGCGGTCTTGGTTTCCAAAGTTTTTAACAGACAAAACTTGAGCATCACCGGCTTTTTCCCACATGTATTGGTTGATGTTATATACAAAAAGTGAGTAGTAGTAGTACGCTCCTTCGGACAAGCTCTCTTCATCTAAGATAGAAGTAGGGGCGTTATTAAACTTCCAAGACCCGACAACAACTCCATCAAATGGGGTAGTAGGGAATCCATATGAGTTTCTAACCAATACCAGTTTCGACCAAGCTCCTCCTGGCTGTGTCCAGGAAATTTGAGCAGAGCCGTAGTCCCATGGAATAGCGTCAAAAGAAGAAGCAGAGAAATCTACATAAGTGTCAGGTCCGTAGTAAGCCAGACCATAGTAATCAATACCGTATCTTGACATATTAGACTGTAATTCCTCCGGTCACATTTAGAGTTAGTGACCCTAGAGTTGGAATCTCGTTTACGTCGCACATCACGTCGTCTACAAACAGCTTTTTTGCAGCCCCTACTGGAGAAACCGCGGTAGAAGATACAGCTGAGGAAATCAACTCATACTTAAAGGTTGTAGTAGATGGGGTAGCGGTTACTACATGAGCCCCATTAAATGTGGCATCTACACCGCTGATGAAAACAGTGTCTCCAACTTTAAAAGAGTGAGCAGTTGCCGTAGTTAGAGTCGCCTCTGTTCCTGACGCAGCTTTGTTTGAAATAGTTGATGAAAGAATATCTGACTGTCTTTGAAGAAGAAGGATGGAAGACTTAAGAACACCGTCTACGGACTGAATACTTGTGTAGATGTCTTGGGTGTTTATTGAGTCCTCAAAGAATACGTTATCAATCAGGAACAGTTCTGAAATAACATTTCCTACATCAGTCTTAACTTTTGACTGAAGCTTCTTAGGGGCAGCAGTCACGTTAACGATACAATCGACCGGAACATATGTAGGTGGTTGGTAGGTAATAGTCGTGTTTGCAGGCGCTTTGTTAATTAAGAACTCGTGAACTCTATCTGCTGTGTTGTTGAATACTCCAGAAATTGTTGTACCGTCAACCTCATAGCCGCTATCTCCAGCAGGCTTTAGATAGATAGTAATACTGGTATAGGCGTCTCCTCGTGCGTTTGCCTTAGATACGCCTGTTACTTGAACAGCTAGATTTGCGTAGTCTGCGATAGACACAGCTCTATTAATAGCTCTAATGCTTGAAGGTGCGTTAATTCTGATTGAGTCTGTGCTTTCGTCATCAGAACCTCCAGTAGCAGCTCCAGAGCCAGCCGTTGTAATATCTTGGTTCTTTACTGATAACCCTGGTACGCCGTTAGTCATGATGTATGAAATAGCATTTGTAGGCACGTTTCCATCTGCACCGCCACCAATACGATACACGCATGTAATCGGAGCATTCACAGGGGGGATTTGGCCGCTGATGTTATCGCCGAAAACCAAATAAGCCTTGCCTGCAGCATCTTTACGAAGAACAACCACGTTGTCACCGCTGCTATAGTCAATCAAGTACTCAACAACGGTGTAGTCAACTGAGCCAACTGTCACTTCTACACTTCCTGAAATTACAGGGGAATTTTTAAGCGGGAACACTTGGCCAGGAGTTCCGTTAGAAATACCTACTGACTCTGCAGGAACAGTCTCACCTTGAGTGGCTTTTACTGTCTTAGAGCCGTTAAGAACACCACTCTTAGCTGGTACTACAATAGCCTCGTTTGTTTCAAAAACAATTTGCTTAGCGGAGGCGCTTGAGCTTGAGTTTGTAGAGACCTTTGTTCTAGCAGGTACTGTAATAGGGGTAGATGTGGAGTTCTGAAATGTTAGAACAACGCTAGAAGGAGTTGCTGAAGTTGGGATGTATCCCAACAATGAGGCTAACTGAAGCACGTTTTCTCTCTGGCTTGCTGTGCTAATAAAAGCTTCGTTAGCAGAACGGTCGATGTAAAAGTTGAGAATGTCACCCATGTAAGAGAACAACTCAATTAGAACAATACCAAAGTCACCGTTGTCACGGCTAGTCCACTCTGGAAGGTAATTTGGAATTAACGAGATTAAGTCTGACTTAATAGCCGCATAGTCTCTTGACGTATAGTCAATCTGCGGTACAAAGTTATTATCGGCCATTTCCTACCTCCAGTAGAACTTCTCCAGAACGTGATAAATAT